AGTTATAAACAACAATACAAGTTTAGCAAACAACACACACAATGTCAAGCACTGTGTGTGTTGTATTTTTGCAACGTTACTTTTTGTAACGCTTGCGCAAGATATAGCGCAACGCATTGATATGAGTTTCTGCTTCAGAAAGTTTCATTTCTTTGCTAATCAAATCATAACAATCGTAAGCACAACTCATGACAATTTGTGAGATTTCGTTGTCAATAGCATTGACTAAATCATCAATGTCATCATGCTCATCTTCAAACTCTTGTACGAGTTCTAAAAAACGATCATCGCTGTAATAGTCATCAAATCTGTGATTTTTCATATAATAAACACTCATCTAGTTACGTAGCAACATCGCTACATTGACTATATTACTAAAAGTGCTAGTCTGTGTCAATAACTAAAAATCCAGTAAAATCAACAACTTACGTAAGTTATTGATTTATATGGAGTTTTTGTGATATATAAAGATGTCCCGTTTCGCACACACTACGGGACAAGAGTGCGATTCTAGAGGAGGAGGGTCCTCTTGTGCTATAAACTAGCGTTTTGCGCACACTACGCTAGCAAGTGTGTACTAGTAATGTGTAGAGATGATATATAAAAGATACACATTACTCAGCGCAATATAACAATTCTATAACACAACACACACAATGTCAAGCACTGTGTGTGTTGTTTTTTTGTCACGAACGGTCAAACAACACAAAATCAATCAAGTATCGCTCGTAGCAATACAATTGCTTTGATTCATCATTTTTTGAAGAAAGAATCAGACTATCAGTATAGTCTCTCATCTCGCACAATTCTTCTGTCGTTTTTTGACGCAGAAAATTGATGAATTTGTCTTGTGTATGCTTAGTAAATTTCATATCATTTCTCACTATTAGTAAAACAACAATACAAGTTTATACTACAACACATATAATGTCAAGCACTATATGTGTTGTAAATTTGCAACAATTAGTAATCAATTCTGATCAAACTTGTTGCACGTTGTATGTCAGTAGAAGTGCGAACAACAGTAAAAGAATTATTACTAGTGCGAACTAAAATCGGCTTTGCACGACGATATGCTTTCTTTCTAGCAATTTCAAAAGCAGAACGTTGCACTTTGACGACTTTGTTATTGACAATTTTGTAACTCATATAATCTCTCGCAGTTAGTTAATCAACACTAACTATTCTACAGATATCGTATATAAAGTCAATAACTAAAAATCCAGTAAAATCAACAACTTACGTAAGTTATTGATTTATATGGAGTTTTATTTTATGCACAATTCTCATTTTATGCGCATAAAATATAGTACTTTTTTGCGCACTTTTTTAGTGCAATTTACTGTTATAATACGGTAAAACACTGCACTATTTTAGTGCAAACATAACTTGACAAATCTTTACAAATCTTTACAAAAAAATGCTTGACTATAAAACGCATATGCACTATCATTAGTATATGTTTGTTGTTATGAGTGTTTTATATGCGTCACACAATTTTAGCAAAAGTTAGCGAACACGCTGAACAGCGTTTCGTCGAGCGTTTACATATCACAAAATACAAACGTGATAAAACGTATGATTTTAGCAACTACTATGTTTATGTTGCTAGTAAATTTTTCTATTGTCACAAAGACAAAGACAGCACATATTGTGACTACTATGTTTGTGTGAAAAGCAGAGCAGTTCTGTGTGTCAATCATAATGATCGTATTATACGTACAATTATGACTGACGGTCCGTCAGTAGACTACTTTTACAATTTATATGATAAAATCAAAAATCGGGCGCATTGATGCTTGACATCAATACGATACTATATTATTATAAACTTATGCGCACTACTAGCGAGTGCGTATGTTCTTTATTACTTTTAAGGAGTGTTTATGTCAGATATGAAAACGTTTGATTGTGTATTGATCGTGCTTGATGACAAACAGCGTAAGCGTGTTCGTTTTGCGAACAATCTTGCGAATCGTGTCAAAGTGTTAGAGCGTAACAAGATGAAAGTCTTATATGCGAAGCCGCTTGACACAGCAATGACAAAGCAAGAAGCATTTGCTGTACTTGAGTCTTGCGACTACGATGTTGATGACACTGATGCTGTTGATGCAATGCGAAAATTACTCAACAAACAGAAAACAACATTGAGTGATGTTGTCAGTGCAATTGATCTGAACGAGATCAAGTCACGCGACAGAATCGTTGCGTGATAACGACGAGAGACAGAGCGTAACAACTCTGTCTCTCTTTTTTTGCTATATATTATTATAGGAGTAAAAAATGAATAAAATAAAACTCATAGAAGAAATTGCAAATAAATGTAATATACATTTCAATGACTACGAAACAGAAAACGATGTAGTCATTGCTAAAAGTCATTTTCTAAAATTTGAACTATACGATGACAAAATCGTAGTTAGCGATAAAACAACACTACCTGGACCTTTGATGCGTAGTGTTATAGAAGAATGCTTACCAATCACATTACGTTATAGTGATAATAAATTTAAAAGTATATTGTTTGAATTGGTAGAAGAAGTGCATGATAAATTATATTATGCTGAGTATAGAGAAGAACACGAAGAAGAGTAATTTACAGGAGTGTTTATGAAAGTCTGGAACAATGTTTTATTCCCTACATTAGATCACAACACAATGTTGACTAATTATGATATTATGCTCAAAAAGCATGAAGTCAAATTGATTGACGATTATGTGATACAAAACAATCTAACCGAAATGAATTTTGCTGTGTTTCGAAATGTTGTATCTATCATATTTCCACAACAACGAGCAGAACAACTTTGCGGTGAGTTTTACAATGACGATAATGGTCTATCGCATTATAAAAAATATATCACTTACAATCAGTGATAAATACTCTTGTACAATCTAAGAGTACAATGTAAACACTCCAACAGGGACAGTTTGTTAGCGCATTCTGTCCCAATCTCGCTAAAGATGTTGAAGTGTAATAATAAATTATTTGGAGTAACAAATGAGCTTTAGAGACAACATAGTAACGTTGCAAAAAGAATTTTTGCGTGATCGTTATAATTCAAATCGTAGTAAAGAATTTTGGCATATTGCTGACAATCTAAAAGATGATGATGTCATACTTTGGGCTGAACGCGCTACCAAAATCAAAGACAATTTTATCAACGAGTCTTGGAACACTAACGAATGGATGCAATGCAATAGTATCATTCATACGTACAAGAATCGTGATCCAATGACACAATTACCTTGGACCAAAGCACAAAAAAGATTTTGCGTATTTCAGATCGTCAAATTCTGGGACGATCTAGAATCAATTTACTGTATATAATAAAAGGAGATAGACTATGGCAAATAATATTGATTTAGGGACATTGATCGATGCTGAAATGTTTTACTCTCTTTCAGAGAAAGGGAAAGGGAAAGGGAAAAGTAATACATTACACACAAGTGATAATGTACTCGCGCCTACGGCGCTTGCTTTTGCCTCTCAGGCCTCTGCGAGGCCCATGAGTGAGGAAGAAGAAGAGAAGAATAGTGTTGTTCAGGTGTCGGGAATTAATGGCAGCACGAACCAAATTACGCAATATAAAATTGGTTTCGTAAGATTGGATCCAAACTTCAAATATGATGAGATCGCTGTACAAATAGCAAACATACGTATTGGATCAAGAGTCAAACGAGCAAACGTTTATATCTCATTACGTCCTGAACATGAAAATATGTATAATACATTTCTGACAGGTGCTGCTACAGATGCAAAAGCAGAACTGTATCGCGGCTGCAAAAATGGTACTCATGTGAAAGATATCATAGATGATATGTTTGCAAGATATCCAAATATCATGATTGCTAGATTGCGTTATAAGTCATATAATGGATTTATTACTGATTTTCATAAACCACTGACTAAAGCAGCAGTTGTTGGTATCGCATTGATCGATAACGTATTCACAGCAATATTGAATCTATACAATACTGAATATGTTATACCACTAACTGATCCATTGAGTGATGAGCAATTGAAATATTATGCTGCTCAGGGCACATATCGTGATATCACGGAATATGATGATCAAATTGATACTAAACAAGCATAAAGATCACAAAGTCGATATTATCACAGGCAAGTTTGGCCCACATGCAGCCAAACTTGTTTGTGTCGATTGCAATAACAAATATCTACAATGGGTCAAGAAAAGTGAGGTAAAATTGTACAAAAAGTACCTATCTAAATAGTTTATGCCATATAAACGTAAACCTAAACCAAGAAAACCTGAGAGCGAGAAGCACTTACATAGACATATAATGAGTAAGATAGGTGGTATCAATAGCAATAACAAAGCGCAATTGCGTAAGATACAAAAAATAGATACCAGTACAGAAAAACCACAGGTACCACTCAGCAAGTTCTATATGCGCATAAAAGGCGTGTGGGAATATAAAGGTATGGCATGTAGACTATGTGAGAAACTATTAGTTGACCCAGTAGTAATAGATAAACATAGATATATCTGCTCTGTGATAAATAAAAAAGAAGAGGATTGAACTATGCCAGTACGCGAAGTGTTGAAAGATGGTAAGAAGTACTATCAATGGGGAACTAAAGGCAAACTCTATACAAAAAAGAGCGATGCCGAAAAGCAAGGTCGTGCAGCATACGCAAGTGGATATACTGGTGGATATCAAAAGAAGTGATGCAGTAATCATTGGTAATGGTAAGTCAAGACTAGTTTTTGATTTACATGAACTCAATGCAGTATTAGTTACATATGGATGCAATGCATTATATCGTGACTTCATACCTGATCATTTGATAGCAGTAGACATACCAATGATATATGAAATACTAAAAAAGAATGTACAGAAACAGACTATATTCTATATACAAGGGCATAGTCAGTTTGACAATCATGTATGTAGAAATGAATATAAGATTATTCATTATGCATACAAAGAAGCATATGATAGTGGTAATAGCGCATTATTAGTCGCATGTCAAAATGGACACAAAAACATTTATATGATTGGATTTGATTATACAACTGACAACGTATATAGTAATACAGAAAATTACAACAGTCATAGTCATAATAGTTTGCCACCAATTTGGCAAACTAGATTACAGAGGATAATAGATAGATATAGTGATACTAATTTTATCAGAGTCAATGCTAATGATTACGCACCAAACATTGATAAATCTAATTATAAAAACATCACAGTACAGCAATTCAAGGAGATAATAAATGAATTATAAAATGGTAAGAGCAGAAGATGGCATCGTGTGGGTATCGATACAACCATTGATGCAGAAAGTCAGAGAAGCATTAGAGAATGCAAAGAATATCAAGACTGATGGTATGGACAGTGATGATAAGCGTGGTGTTGACTTTACAATATTGAGCATGGAAGCAGTTTACAACTTCTTGGGCAGTCTAATGACTGAGCAAAGTGTAAATGAGATGATCAGTAACGCTAAACCAGAAGTAAAACATGATGGGAGCATACACTGATGTTTGCTACAGATATTTGGAATCGTAAATTTGACAACAAGAAAGTTGACATCATGAACAAGATGGTCACTGAACTGAGTTTATACATGACACCTATGGAATTGGATCAATGTATGGATTTCATGTATCAGATCGAAGATAGCAAGTTTGATATCAATCCAACAGTCAGTGATTGCAAGACGCAATTACAATTGATATTGGGTCGTGATAGATTCCTTGAGATCATAGAACAATGGAACAAAAACAATCAAAAATTATTGAGCGTATTTGGTACATTGAAGTATAAAAGCAAAAAAGATCCAAGTGACAAGACATTATATGATGGTCTTGATCCAGAAGATAATCCAGATGATTGGGAGAAAGTATATGTATAACAAGAAACCAAAAACTAAGCCAAAGCCAAAGAAGTAACATTATGAGTTACAAACCAACAGAAGCAATGGCAAACAACGCAAAGCGTGGCTTGAAGATGCGCGAAGAAAGCACACCAAGTAATCGTGGTGGCACTAGTGTTGGACTAGCAAGAGCAAATCAGTTCGCTAAACGCGAAAGTGTTAGTCTTGAAACAGTTATGCGCACTTATCAGTTTCTAAGCCGTGCAAGAGTCTATTATAAACCTGGACAAAACACAAAAGGCACACAAGCATATCTATTATGGGGTGGTCCTGCAGGTTTATCTTGGGCAAGCAAAATATTACGCGACGAAGGAGTAATTTAGGAGAAAACCATGAGAGGAACGCACTTATACGAACGCATGAATAACACCAAAATACTTGGTATATTCATGAATATGATAAAAAATAACGAAGAACATGTTGCAAAACAATTGTTCGCAAACATCACTAAAGAAGCAGGTGACCATCCAAGATATGATGTCATCAAGGCAGCATATGACGAACGCTTTGGAACAATTGAATAATGCGTCTGACACACAGTTTTTGCAGATTGCACAGTATTTCAAACAAAACAAACTGTCATTGCAAGAATACGTCACAGCATTAGATTATATAAAGAAACGCTGCAATCGATTAGGATATACATTTACTAAAGGTTGCTGTGGAAATAACACATTGGAGAAAAACAAATGAACAATTTTGAAGAAACAATTTACTGCGATAGAGATACAGAAATACTAAGCAAGATAGAGCATACACCATTAGAAATAACTGATAGTGTCAATATCTATGTTACAGACGAACATACTGATTATGCGTATACACGCTATGTAGATAAGTTCTATTTTTATAAGAATGATACTATTATAGGGCAAAGCCTAAGACATTATGGTGAATATACAGAACTAGAGATTGAATTACTCAAGAACTTTATCAAACCACATTGGGCGATATATGACGTAGGTGCAAATATCGGTTATCATACAGTTGCTTTTGCTAAGTTAGGTAAACATGTATATGCATTCGAGCCAAACAAGAAAAATCTAAAACTATTACAGAAAAACACAAAGTCATTACAAAACGTAACAATATATGATGCAGCATGTAGCAATAATGTTGGTGAATTGTTTGTACAAGACTTTGACGTAAAGGTACCAGGTAATTATGGCGAGATGCTTATACAAGAAAATGGACAAAGTTGCAAATCTATAACTATAGACGATCTAGAAGATGTTTATGGCCCAGACTTGCTAAAGATTGACGTAGAGGGTCATGAACTGCAAGTATTACGTGGTGCAATCAAGACTATCACTGAATTCAATCCTGTGATATTTTATGAAGCACATGGTACTGATCTAGCAGAGATTTATGATTTACTCACAGAATTAGGGTATAATTTATATTGGTATCCTTGCCCAAACTACAATCCACGTAATTATAAGAATAATCACGTAAACATATTTGGTATGGGCGGTGTAAGTAATATACTAGCACTACCAAAAGAACATAAAAAGATTAGTAATCTTGAACTAGTGATCAATCGTGATGATACGTTGAAAAATGCGTTTCAAAGAGTGCAATCACAGCAGAAATAGGACCCAAATTATGAATAACAATCAGAAAATCAAAACTGGGCGTGGGGGCAAGCGACAAAACGCTGGCAGACGCAAGGGTAGTTTTGAGAAACTACGTGCTAGCACCATGCTCAATGCTATACAAAAAACATGTGGCAAACCATTAGCATTCTTGATTGCAGAGCATTATCAAGATAGCGTAGATCGTGGTGATTGGCAAGCAGTGCGTGATTATGAAAAGACATTTATGAGCAAATTTGTCGCTGATAAAGTCGAGATGGATCATACTAGCAATGGTCAGACAATGCAAGCAGTATTTCAGTTCCCACAACGTGAATTACAAGATTGGAATACTATACCTAAAACAATAACTGTTGATGAACAAGATTGATATTCCATTATATGGTGAGCAAAGCACGATATTACAAGACTGGCTCACAACTGACAAGCATTGTATTGACATTGTTCCAGTAGGCAGTGGTAAGACGTTTCTTGCGAGTGTAGCATTGCCTATATTTGCCACTGATGAGCGTTATCATAAGGGCAAAGACATCATATATTCAGCACCAACGGGTGCGATGATCAAATCACTTATTTGGGAACCTCTAAAGAAATCTTGCATAAACTACTTTGGTCTAAAAGATGGCGAAGATATAAACAATAGCGAACTTACAATAAAATTTAGTAATGGTGTTTTTATTAGATGCAAAAGTGCAGAACAACGTGAGAATCTACGTGGTCTAAACGTTGGCGTATGGGTCGCTGACGAAGCAGCATTGTATACCAGCGATACACTACAAGAAATAACGAACAGACTTAGACCCAGTGTAGGGCAACCTGATAGCGCAGGTCGATTGATTGTCATCAGCACACCAAACGGTACAGGACCATTATATGATTTGTTCAAGATGGCGTTAGACAGGCCAGACAAATATGTTGTCAGACATTATAATTATGAACAAATGCGCAGTGGTAACTTGCAATATATCTTAGAACAGAAACGCATACTAAGCCCACTAAAATTCAATCAAGATTATATGTGTCAATGGGAAAGCGTTGCCGATCAATTTTATTATACATTTGATAAGCATAAACATACGGCAGATGAGATTATAGATCGTCGTGGTGACTTGTATACTTTCCATGATTTCAACAAGCGCGTCATGTGTGCCATTGTAGCGCAGTATAGTAAAAACAAATTAGAGATACTAAAAAGTTATGCGATACCAGACTGTAGCACAGAAGGTATAGCAGATGCGATTAGACAAGACTTTCCAAAACGCAGGATCAATAGCATCATCGACATGTCAGGCACGCAAGTCAATCGTGACACTACAAGTCCCTTTGGTGTTACAGATAGAATTATTTTAGAGCGTTATGGATTTACCATCGTCAACAGTCGTAAAAGTAATCCACTAGTCACCGACACTGATAACACTGTCAATAGTTTTATCAATCGTGGTGGCTTAGTAATAAATAAAAATGATAAACTATTATTAGAAGCATTGACAACATACCATTTCGAAGATGGCAGTCGTAAACGTCTAGTAAAATATACAGAACAGAAATACGCACATATCGATGGTCTTGGTGACGCATTGCGTTATGGCATACATCATCTATATCCCATCGAACATGGTGATTATGGTATAAAAGAATATGTTGGCATGGATCAGCGTTATGCGCGATTGAATGTTCCAGGTTTAGAACATATGCCAGAGAGTCCATTGTATCCTGGCGGCCCTACATGGGAAGAGATTATCAATGGCGATAGTAATGATGACAATCATGCAGTATGGTGAACAAATGAAATATAGAAAACGAATGAATGCATATGATAGAATGATGGAGCGAGTCAAAGTTCCAGAAGATAAAAGTCAATGCTGGTTATGGTGTGGGCCGGTCAACAACGCAGGTTATGGACTGATACGTGGCACAGATGGCTGGCCTAAGATGATGACTGTGCATAGAGTGGCAGCACAGCATATAGGCTTAGATATCAAACGCAAAGAAGTGCAGCATACATGCTTAGTAAAACATTGCGTGAATCCTGATCATCTAGTCAATGGTGATGTGCATACACGCTATGAACGCATAAAACAAAAGCATGGCCCTAACTTTCAGAGACCAAAAAAACCATATAAGACTTGTAAACATTGTGGCGTAAAGACGCATGTTGTATGGTATAGTCGTATGCACGTTGATTGTTATCCAGGCATGAAATCTGTTACTAATATCAAAAATAAAGTATAAATACATTACGCAATATGGGGCAATATT